TTTCGCATAGTCGTCGATGAGTTTTTCACGTATGAGCTTGATTTCATCAGTACATACATTCTTGATCAAACCATAATTGTAATCACACAACCTGTTGAAGACACGTGTTTCATTGGGTGTGAAATGTACCAGGTCATTTCCCTCGTGGTTGAGATTGCGTACGTACTTGTATATTTCATCTGTGATGTCTACTCCCTTATTGGCACGTTCATTGATTATTCGTGTCCATTCATCTTCAAGTCCACTTTCTTCAAGGAACCTGCTTAATAAGTATTGCCGGTTTTGGAAGTATTGTTTTGCTTCATCGGTTTCAAGCCATTCCATTGTAGCAGTGACGGATTCTTCAAATGATTGTAGCATGTTGTTTATCATTCGTTGTTCTGAGCGTGACCGGTACTCCTCGGATATTTGTTCGTATTCTTTCATAGGTAATATCCACTCCACGTATTTCTTTTACTATCTAATCCTAATTCGTTTCGTACTTCATTAACATCAAGCACACCATTTCGTAAGTATACCTCATTTACTTGTGCATTTAGTAATTTGTCTTGTACATCAATCGGTTTCAAGCTGTATCGTTCATTGAATCCTGCACGTTTCAAATGCTGATTAATTGGCGTGGTTATGAACTTGGATGCTCCTTCAAATGTTTGTTTCCAGTTCTTATCTTGACTTTCACCAGTACCTCCTCCCAAGTTGGCTGTTTCAATGATTCCTACTTTGTTTGGAGGTACTCCGAATGTGCTTACTATATTGTCACGTGCAAACTTCATCAACTCCATATATGACATGTCTTTATTGCTTTGTATTCCAGTTTCAAACGTGGCTCCTCGTAATGCGAGTAATCCCCCTTTGTCGGTTTGTTTCATCATTGCATTAACACGTTCAACTTCCTGGTTAAAGTTCGTTGCACTAATGTCTTTGTCAAATGATAATATTGTTCCAGGATTCAATCCTTTATTGTTCAAGATGTCATTGTTGAAGTTCAATGCATTGTTAAGTAATGCTATACTTGCACCACATTCTTCAATCAAGCTAGTACCAAAGTGTCGTTCCTTACCCTTGACCGATGGATTGTAGATGTGTATTAACTCGTGAGGTTCATACAACACGTCCGGTTGATATGTTAGTGCATAACATTCATTTTCTGTATTCCAGAAGATTTCATCGTTGGGAATGTATTTTAATCCGGTCCAGTTGTAGTCTTCATCATATCCTGCTTCGAAGAAACAATCACCAAGCACCAGGAATGATTTCCAAATAAGGTTCACCATACCATCATATGTCAAGTCACCACCATAACCCTCAGGATTTTCAAAAAGGTTTCGCAAGTAGTATTGTGATTGAAGATTATCTTGTTCACCAGTTTCAGTGTCTAGTGTGTATCCACACGCTAGTGTTGTATCTATGTAGACTTGACAGCACCGATACACCCATAGGTTGTATAGTGCATCGTAGAAGAGTTGTAGTTTTTGTTTTCTTGTTATTTGTGCGTGTTTGCGTTTCTTTTGTGATTGTGCAAACAGTGTGTTGTCTGTTGTCCGTATTGTTGGAAGTATACGATTTTTTAGTTTATCAATAAAATTCATAATGTTTCACCTTAATAAAGAATAGTTTTTGGTTTTGAACATTGTCGAATAAAAAAAATAAAACACGGTATCTCAAAATCAATGTTTAATGAAAAATTAATAAAAGTAAAAAGTAATATAACAAAAAATGAGATTAAATAAAAAAAGTATCAAAAAGAAATAACCCCTGCAAGAATCTCCTTTTGATTACTATGAGTAATAATAGGAGCACGCAAAGCATCAGGATAATGATCATCCTTCTTGACAGGTTTATCTTCACCATTTTGAGCAGCTTTCGTATCCCATTCATAGCTTTGAATCTGTTTAATAGTTTCAGTACAACTCTTATGAATTCGGAGATAATTTTTATAGAACAAGCTACTGATTTCCTGGATACATTCTAATGTGTTTGGTTTGAATGTGTCAAGTGACATTTTGATTCGATCATCTTTTTCAAGAGCAGATAAAAGTGATGTTGCATCATGACTAACATAGAATGTGTTATTCTTTTCAAGATGATATTCTTCCTGCAAATGGTAGATATCATCAACACGTTGTGCATCTGTTTGAGTAACACCTTCACGTTTAGCATCATAACCATACTCCCTAATCACATCAAACTGGGTGTGGTCTTCAAATTCTTTAATGCCTATTACTTCATAACAGGTAGTTGTACTTGTACCATAGTCGCTGCCCACCTCAACAAAATCATACCAATCAAGTGGCATGTATGTATCATAGATGTTATCATCATTGAATTTATCGTATATCGCCCCTTGACCACTAACCCACTGATTCAGGATATTCCGTTTATAAAATAAGCTATCCTCCGGATAAATAGACTTGATATGTCGAACATAACTTGGTGACAAACTTGGATTATCATCAATAAGAAAGTTAACCACTTTAACATCATCATTAGCAAGTTTTTCCTGGTTGTTCACATATTCAGTATATACAAAATTATTAGGATTACCCGGATTGCAGGTCATGAATATCTTCGCATCACCATCACTATTTCTTGATACTAACATGTGTACTCCTTCCGGGTCCATTACTGTTACTTCATCTAGAAATGCTCCTGCATATGTACTTCCTTTAATTATTTCATCACTGCCTTTCTTTTCAACACCATATAGTACGATTGTTCGGAGTTTTCCCATGTTGAGTATATCAATTTCATCATCAGACTTACGGTGATGATATTTGATTCCAAGACTACGCATAATTCCTTTCATGGGTCGTACAACATTCTTTTTCAAAGCTTTCAATGTTTTACCTGCCATTGCAAAATAAGTATAATCTGTACTTTGAATATATCTTAAGAATCTCACAATTGAAGCTATAGTCTTTCCACTTCTGATACTTCCAACGGCTATGTTTATGAAAGCGTCACTTTGTAATATGAATGTTGATGCTACTTCACCGAATGGATCAAGTGGAAAATATTCAATATCATCTTCTTCAAATTGAAGTGATTGATATTCTTTCCAGTAATCGTGACGTATCATTTCTTATCGTTTCCCTTATTTAGTAGTTTATCTGTGAGGTCCAGTTGGTTATTTTCTTCTTGTTCGGTAGCTTTCAATACTTCAAGCATTGCATACATTTCTGCTATGCTTATTGGTGTGCCGGTTAGTGTTTTGAAACTTTTATCGTACTGGTCTTGTATGGCTTTGAGATTTTGAATACGAGTAGTATCATCAAGGGATTCTACTTTGTTCCATTCTATTTTGTCTTTTTGTTGTCGTGTTCTTTGATGATAATCAATTGCATCTTCCCATAATTCATTCATGAAGTGGTCCGTGTTTATCATGTGGTTTGTTTTTGAGTTTGTTCCTAGTGATTCTATGATACGTTTATCCCACTCCATTATACGACGATATTTTCGTATAGTGTCTATTGCGGGCAATTTGAAAGGAAGTTCTTCTTCATCTTGTTTATGTTGTAGTAGATCATAAAGATTGGTTATGGTTCGTAGCATAGGGGGAAGTTTTTTGTATTCATTGAAGAAAAAAATTTTGTTTTGGTGTTTCTGTTTTTCCGTCTTTGTTGACATATGGTGTTGGGTCTATGATGTTCATTTTTTTCACCTCTTCGGCGTTTTCGTCGTTTTCGACTTTTTTACTATACATTTTATATAGGTTTAGCCACAGAAATAATATGTTTGAATAAGTGGTTCTGGTGGGAGTCGAACCCACCTTTTTTTTTTGTAATAGTAATTTTTACAATACTGCATTTTGGTATTTACACCTGCTTTACAGTTTTTTCCTTTTAGAACCATTTTTTTAAGTGTTTTGGTTGTGTGGGGTTTTGAACCCCCTTTTATTTGTTATTATTCTCTTATGTCAAAGTTTCAACCGTAAAATGACTAGAAGGAATAATAGCATTTATAACAAATCATTAATTTTTATATCAAACTATATTTTCATTTTCACAACCATTTAAAATAGTGAGATGTGAGATTGTGTGGATTACTTTTGCACCACATTATTTTTTTCCCCATAAATTTGTGTTGTTTGGTATGTTACAAGTCCTTGTTATTTTTATTATAATTTTTTAGGAACTCATGCCCTTTTTTCGTGATTATTTTATAAATTTATTGGAATATGGATTAATACTAATTATTTTTTTTCTTGTACAAGTTTCAAACATTCAATTGTGCGGGGTTGGTTTCAATCTCATTTTTTTAAACATTTTGAAGGGTTATAAAACTTTGGGAGGAGTACTGTTTTCCGTTAGGTTGTTTTTATCAATAGTTTCGCTTTTAAAAGAGTGGTATAATACGGACAATGGTACCCCTCCAAAATCATGTTTTTTCTTTTTATTTTTGAAAAAAAAACATATTCCCCTTTTTGTTATACATTTATTCAAGCTTTTATAATACTTTAAGATTTATGTTAAATAGAAAAGGATAAGGCAATAAAACCTTTAACCAAAAAAAATGTTTTTTTTTTGAACAGTTATACTTCATATATTTTCACATGTAACAATTTGAATCCTTTACACACCACGTTTGGAGTGAAAGGAGCAATTATAACTAATCCACAACGTCGGCATGATATTTCATCATGAATGAAGTCTTTTGTGAATCGTTGTCCCAGGCATTCAGGACATAGTGGTATCATGTTTTCATGGATTAGTTTATGAGTCATACTTGTTACAGTTTCCAATTCAATATTTTAAACTTGGAGTTGTTTTTTTATTGTAGAAAGTATTTTAATAGAAAATAACATTTTGTGCTACATTGAGGAGATTAATACTTTGTCCCCTCATTATTAGTTGTAATCAATTAGAAAAAAAGAAATAGAAAAAAAGTGGAGGTCAATGTTTCCATCATTTATTCACCACTGATTATCATTTTTGTATTATTTCAAAGTTATCATCATTTCTGAAAGCAAAATAATACGCACCACCACGTAGACAACCAACATAATGATTATACCCAAATACTGAACTGAAATGAATCAAATCACCAATTAACTGTTCATCTTCACTCCATCCCCCAGTAGTAATACAGTACAGTCCATCATCTTTTTTAGTCACGTTCCCATCTACAAGAATCATTGATTAGTACCTCCACTCATAATACTCTTACTAATATTTCACCTTGACCATTCTCCTTTGTTTCAACTAGTTTTCTTCTTTCAAGTCCACGTATACCATTTACAATACGAAGTGGATGATAACGTACCCCCTCCATCGCTTCTAAACTATCCAATTGTTTTTGTATTACTTCCTTTTGATATACCCATTCCACATTCTTTTGTTCGCTAATGTGTACTATTTTCCAATATATACTATTCTGAAAAGCCTCTGTTTTGGTAGGTTGATACCATGGTTTTTTAGTACAGGTTGGTAATATAGATATAATCATGTCTGCAATCTCACCATACACTTCATCATTTATATCATAATTGCAATGAGTAAATGGATCAATCATACATTCACCACTCATACCTACATGGACACACCAATTACAAGGATTGTCTAATTGTTGTTCTAAGATAGTTACAATTTTATCTCTGATTCCATCACTCATGTTTACTCACAACCTTCAAAGATATACTCCATTCATCTCACATCCTGCGTGTTCACTAAACATCTATCCATTCACTCGGACATTCTTTTAATACTGGTTTCCCATCATAATAAATTGTGAGGTTACTACTATAATATCCATTCTGCTCGTCATAACATGGCACACTCACCATCTTGCCAGGGTTACCAAAACGGAAACCAAAACCATCTACTGCTTCAAAGAGTAATGGTTCTTCAAATTTATACTCAAATCCAAAGTCATCCTTTATAGCATGGAAATCAGCCCATACGCTTTCACAACAGTATTGTTCATGGTAATATGTCATCTCCTTGCCATTATCAAAGATAATTTTTTCATCACCCAGTGTTGTTATCACACATTCTATTCTCATAATTACTTTTCCTCCGATTCTAAATTATTCTATTTTGAGATCGCATTTGTCCTGTTTTATTTCATGTAATATGTTATTTATACATTTATTAAGGTAGCGTGGTGTTTCATCTTTATAAATGAGTGTGCAATCACAATAAGGACATATGCTTTTTAGTAGGAATTCTTTGATTTTGTCTCTAGTTCTTTTCTCCCATTCTTTATCCTTTTCTTCATCAAATAAAAGATTATCTCCTTTTATTTTGTTTTCACATTCTAATTCAGGATAATCTTCACCATGACACGTTACACAACCATTTTCATGACAACCGAAATAAGTGAACTCTTCATCACCAATAAGCTCATCGTATTGATACAAGTGTTTACAATCAACACATACTTCTCTTATATCCCAATTTCGTATCATTTCTTTTGCAATCATTTTAATCCCTCAGCCATTAATTTATCCATATTGTAATCCCCCACCATCAAGTTAATATTCTTATTTTCTTTATTAATCCTGGATTCTGGGACTCTGTTGAATCCCAATTATGTTCTTCTACAACATGATACGCATTTTCAAAATCAACAAAAAACTCCTGATTTTCAACACGTGTATGTCCCTTAACTATAACAATAATACAACACACGTTATAATATACTTGTTTACTATTATCAGGTTCTGTTGTTATTTCTATGTCCTGATTGTCAAGTTCTGCAAATAGTGTATACTCAACAGTTACATTATCATTTCTTGTGATATGTATTTTATTGTTCTTTGAATTACAACCCTGTTCATCAAGACTATACAATGTGTTGAGTATTGACATAGGTCTTACACTTTCACTTACTTTTTCCATGAACCCATCAAACTGATCGAAATCCATAATAATATCCTCCTTCATCAAAATATGAATTCATCAACATCCGCATCTCTAATCCTACTAACAATAGGTTCATCGGATTCTTGGAGATACATATTTGCATAGTATATCATTCCTTCCATATACCCCATGTTCTCTGTAAGTTTCTCCCATTTATCCCAATCCACAATTTCATCATCTCTTATATTGTCTAATCCAAAGCCACATTGTTCAGACCACTCAACAAGTAATTTAAGAGCTTTAGTATATTGTAATAACCTTGAAACCATTTCATATTCTTCTTTATTCATTTATCCCACCTTCTTTTCATAGTCTAAGTCACTCCTTCATGTAATCTTTGCATTCTGCTATTTCTTCCATTTCTTCCCAATCTAATTTTCTAAAACCGTGAGCTTTACAATAATGCTCCGTAAACAGTTCATAATCTCCAATCTGTGGAACATAATCATCATATGTCATAGAATCATACCACAGACAATCAAGACAAATTATACCACACATTTTTCAACCTCCCATACTTACAAACAATAGGATTCCTACTATGAAATCACATACTAAATACAGTAACACTACAAGCAATGATACAAATACAATACCCATAATCCAATCGATTATTCTCATGTTTTACGCCTCCCAATATGTAATCGTCGCATTTCCTTTTTGATTTTAATTAGTTCTTCTTTGAAGGTGCCGGCAGGGGTACTTCCAAGACTGCCAGTTCCTAGTTGATAGCCGCGTTGTGGTAGTTCACGTAGTATTTGTTTCCACCTGTAGTAGTATCGTAGCCGGTTTCGACGGTTTTGTTCACGTCTTGCTTTTTTTCTGCACGTGTCACTGCAGTATACTTCACGATTGTGTTTTTTCGTGAATTCGTGTTGGCATTCTTTGCAGATTGCCTTTGTTTTATTTGTCATAATAATCCATAATATTTTAAGCTTATCAAAGCTATTAAAATGGTTATGGTGAGGATTGTTGCCTCCCATAACGCATAAACATCTTCATTACTCATAGTATCTACCAAGATACACTGCATCTCTTGTTAGAATACCTTTTTCAAGATATTCCACCACATTGATAGATAAATCAGTCAACATAGTAGCCATGTACAAGCAAGGTTTATCACCTCTGCCTTCATTTATCATTTTTTCAAGTGCATCATGAAGTTCTTGTACTGTCATAGTTTCCATTGTTCTTTCACCCCATTTCATCGTATACTTTGTCTAGTAATTCTTGTTCTCCTCGTATTTGTCTTAGTATTTGTTTTTTTCTTTTACTGAGTGTGTCACGTTCTACTCGGAATTGTTTGTGTGTGTCACGTATCACTTTTTCTTCTCTTTTCTTATTAGCTTCAATATCACAATTAATATTGTATAATTCTTGTTCTAATCGATTCATTTTTTATCCTCCTAATTCTTTCAACCGTTTTTCTAATTGTTCTATTCTTAATTCAAGTTTTCCAATTTCTTTAGCCACCATAAAATCATTTGACTGCATACCTGTTGCACTTACATTTGAATTGACTTCAATATTATTCTCATTAACAACATGTTGCATCACGTGTGTGCCCCCACAGTGAGGACCTTCAAAAAGTTCAGGATGAATCATAACATTATGCATATGCTCCATGTACACTTGTTTGAGTTTATCCGGTTTTCGCATCACATACGTTTCATGAATTGCACCATTGGTTCTGCCTTCAAGTGTGTTGATAACCTCAAAACTACAACCAATATTACTTGCATGAAATTTCCTTAACATATGTGCACGAAACCGCCTGTATGGACCAACAAAACCCCACTCATTACGGTCGTTAATTAGCTGAAATTCCTTCATGAGTCGTGAACCTTTTATTTCAAATAGTGGTTTTTCTGGCTCATATCGTTTATATTGTGACATGTATCTGAGTATGTAATATGTTGCTTCACTACTGCAACAAGTGTAGTATGATACGTTTGTTTTTTGTCGTGTCATACTGAGTATTGGTACTAAGTCTTTTCTGTTTTGGAGTTCCGTTACCATTTTCTGTGGGTTTGTAGTATTTGTGTATTCTCTTAATCCTTCTAAAAACGTGCCTACTGTAAGGTTTAATGTTTCTGCTTTTGCTGTTCCACTGCTACTCATGAAGTATATGATTGCCTTGAATATCATATCACTTTGTTCTATAGCAGTTTCTATCATTGTTTTATCAGGCAAATCATAATAGTCAACGGAGTATTCTTTTTTTATTTTCATTGGGGGTCTTTGAGGTACTGTTACTTGGAAGTGCCGGTAAAATGTTTCAATCTTTGTGAAATATGTATGAATCGTGTGACTTGTTTTTACTGATGGAACCTCGTGGAGATATCGTTTGTATTCTCTTAGATGTTCGTTTATTTTGGATTCTTTGATAGGTACTCTATTTTTTTCTTCAAGTAATGCTTCTTGTATCATTTCTGTGCAGTTTTTGAATCCACACATCGGCACATATAACTGTAAACTGCTCCAGTATCCCTGCATTGTGCTTGTTTTTATATTTCGTTCTTTCTGAAATTGACTTATAAGTGGGTCTTCATATACATCAAACAATACTTGTTTTTTCTTTTTGTTTTTGCCTTGTCTGGTCATTTTATCATCCTAGTATAAGTCTAGCATATCCCAATCCCAATTGATACTTTCAAAGAAGTCACGTTCAGCACGTGCTTCTTCTAACGTGTTACACGTACCAAAATGAATATGTACTCCATTAATGTGTTTCTGAATTCTGTACTTATCTCCACTGGGTTGTATGTATCGGTCAATATTATCTTTAACGTTCCAATATTTCACTATGCTTTTATCCCAATTATTTGCTTTTAATTGTTTTCGTGCTTCTATTGCTTCTGAGAATGAATTGTAAGTTCCATAGTGTTCACCCCATCGGTGTATCTTGTATTTCCCATGGGGTTGTCTTACTATGTATTTTGTATTGCTTACTTTCCTTTTTTGGTATTGTGGACGGGTCCACTCTTTATCAATAAGGTAATCTCTTATTTTCCTTGCATGTTCTAGTGTACTTGCTTTTCCATAATATTTAACACGTCCTTTTGACCATTTTTGTATCCTGTAACCTCCCTTATCATCAGCTGTGATGTATTGATTCGGATGTTTTAGTTTTTTCTTGTACTTTTTCTTGATACCCTCAAGGTAATATTCATCCCATTTGACTGCTTCACATTCGGTAAGACAATCAAAAACCAATTGTAAATTAGGGCTTTGGAATATTTGGTATTCTTTTCCATCCTTGTATTTACGTATACGGTAGAATGTTCTACCATTCTTCACCAATTTTGAAACATGCTTTGGTAATTCTGACATGAATCCTCACCTTTTAATTCATTAATTTCTTATGATTGTATTTCACATCTTCACGTGCTACCTTTGCATATATCATTGTTGTATCCAAACGTTCATGACCTAATAACTGTTGTACTTGTTCAATAGGTATACCCTTATTCAAAGCAGTTGTAGCAAAAGTATGCCGGAACCTGTGAGGGTGTGTATCTGGAACACCTGCTATTCTACCGGTATCTCGTATCATACGTTCTATTCCATGAATACCAAATTGGACATGTTTTCCATGTCTTATCTTTAAACCTATCCAAAGGTATGGGCAATCATCTTGTCCTCGTTCATCTAACCATCGCCTTATCCATGTATGTGTAACTTCATTAAAGTAGCATACACGTTCTTTGTTTCCTTTACCTAACACTATGAATTCATTATTATGAAAATCAACATCTTCAATCTTCATATTATGCAATTCACGCACCCTTATACCACTACTTAGGAATAATTCCATTATTGCACGGTCACGTGTACACCGACATGCTTCACGCAATTTCAACAAATCCAATTGACTAAACGACTTTTTAATCTTCTTAACACGTTTAACTGGAGCAACAGCATCTACTGGACTAAAACTAGTATAATGTTCTCTTCTCGCCCATCGGAAAAATGATGAAGCATTACGCCGGTAATTATCACATGTTGAAGCATTAGAGCCAGTATCCATTTTCATTTGAAGGTAATCACGCATATCTTGTGCTTCCATATCAATTAGACTTACTCCACGTTCTTCAAGAAATTTTGACAATGCTATAAGGTCACGCTTATACACATATAGTGTACGTGTTGAACGTCCTTCTACTTTCTTTGACTTAATAAATTCATCAATCAAGAATTTATTTTGTTTGGAGGGGTCACCACTGCTTTTGCATGGAACACACTCCGTATTATTGAACACATTACTCAAACATTTTACCAATAGGATTATTTGATTTTGTGTAAGGTGGGGCGTCATTTCTTCCAGTACTTGTGTTAGTCTGAATCTTGTATTATCCGGGATGTACTTTAGTAGGTATCCGTTTTCATCTGTTTCGGTGTTTTCACTCTGTGAAATACTAGTGTCCTGTGGAATTATGACAGGGTTTATAGCCATGCATCTAACCCCCTCCCAGTACTTGTTTCAGATTTTGGTGAATGTACTTCTACACATCCCCCTCTTGGCAGAAATGACAAAGCCCCCTGCAAATCAGTACCATAGGGTACAACATAAGGCATACCAGACCATTCAAACAAGAATGGAGTAACCCTCCAACAAGAAAATACTTCCTCAGTTAATGTATTCATATGAGCTACAACACCTTGCATACCATGAAACAACATATTAAGTATAGTCATCTTCACAGCATACTGATCTAAATCATTCATGAAATAATAATCCTGTGGCCTGTGATGCTGGTGCACTAAACCAAATCTGCCACTGCCACAACAACAGTCATACATGACCGTTGCTTTATCATTTAAATGACCTTCTTTTTCACCAGTTGCTATAACCATTGTTTCCATTAATTCACATACATTCATAGGTGTGAAAAACTGGGCGTTGAACTTATTGGTCATATTCTGGTCTGATTCCCACCATTCACCCAAGAAATCATAATAAGGTTTTGTTTGTAATTGTTCATTCATGGTTTGTATGTATACTGTGAATAACTCTCCAAAATACTCATACTCTTTATTGGTGTATTTTTCAGTATTTTCAAACAATGGAGTTTGATTGGGTATAGTGAAGTTATCTATCGTTAAATCTAAGAAATCTCTGAAGATATACCATGTTTCGTGTCGGTATCTGAGTTTTTCAAAAGCTTTATTCCATTCTTTGAATTTTTGTTCACTCATACATCTTACTCCTCCTCCTTTTTGAATATTTGATTCAGTTCTACTATGAGGCCAGTCCACCATTTATGTAGACGGTACCTCCAAGACTGTTCCAGAGTAGCCCTGCATTCACGTGCATACGTTTCCTCTACAAAGTATAGGAAATCATTCAAGAATACAAGTGATTCCTGTTGCACGTTCAATGACTTGAATAATCGTTTGTTATCCTTAACCCATTGCCTCCATTGGTTTGGTGGCAGGTTTTCCACCTGCCATTGCTGGACCAAGTTCAGTATAAACTGCTTATGGGGTATGATTGTTTCATAATGATGTTCGTAGAGTCTGATGTAATCAGTATAGACTTTCATCATACAACCTCGTTATTGTATTGATAATGTGTTGGTTCATGTTGCCAGTTTTTTTCAACTTATAATAATTGTTTTCCGGTATGAGTTGTCGTACCTTGACACGATCATAATACTTTTTCAAGTATTTTTCATCTTCATCACTGTATCTCCGGATGCAGTAATGCCATAATTGTGTTTTGCTTGTGTCGGTATTTCGTATTTCATCATACACATTTTTTATCAATAAACTGTTCGCACTGTATTCCGTTTTTAATTTTACTGGTTTTGGTGGATTTTCAAGGTAGTCTTCATAGTAAGTGTGGACCAGATACCTTAATAATACTGACCTTGTTGTATTCAGTTCTTCTGCTTTCTGGCATAGCCACTCGTAATCTGTGCTAGTTACTCTTACTCCTACTGGGTGTGGTGTTAGTGGTGGTTGTTCTTTGAGGTTTTCCATTGATTTGGTTAATACTGTATCGTAGCCCATATTATCAGTTACCCATTTGTCAAGGTGTCGTGGTATGTTTAATGTCAGTGATTTCATGGCTATTTCTTGTTTCTTGTTTAGTAGCTTCAAAGATTGTTCCTTAAAATGGTCTTCTGGTTCTACTATTACCATTATGCATCACCTCCATGGTGTTTTGCATATAAGTCCAGTATCTCTTCACCAGTATAATTTTCAACACCTAATTCATCCAATTCTTTGAATGTCTTGAATATAGCATCTGCATCATAGAATTGTAGTGTTTCTATGATGCATACTAATTCTTGAGCTTTGCAGTCCAAGTCTTGTTGTGTTGCACTTCTCATTGTACCACCTTTTGGGCTTTGAATGTTACACTATTGCGTACTGCTTCATATTCAGCATCATTATCACAGAACTTACGTATACTGAATTTTGCATTTTCCCAATTGAATTCTTTGTCACCATTGGTGTTTGCTATGAAGAAATTGTATGCTTGATCTGTTATTTCTTTGATACGTTCAGGAGTTACTTGTTTTGTTGGTGTGGTGTTTAGTGTGGTTTGGTTTATTATTGGTTCTCCTTTCTTATTGGGTGGTGTTTTGTTGACTGGTTTCTGTTTCTTTGGTTTGGTTTGTGTTTTGGTTTGTTTCTCTGCAGGAGCCTCCATTTCAAGAGTATTGTTTTCTTCAATCTCCATAGCCTGAAGCCACAACGTACGTCTTGCATATGTTTGTACTGCCTGCTCCGACTTCATATAAACACCAGTATCTTTACCACTAGCTTTTTGTTCAACACGACGTAACGGAGTTTGCCATTCACAATAACCACTATCACTGTAGATTCTTAGTTTTCCATGCGTGTCATTGAATATGAACCTGCTTATTAAACCATTATTGGTTAGTACTACCATTATGGGTTTCTGCAGGTCTTTGAGTTCAAAGTAGTCATAGTTGTTATAATTATTGCGACCACTCATTTTAATTTCCATACCCATGAGTTCTATTTTGGCTTGTTGTATTTTTTGTAGTGTGTTGAAGTCATCAACACACTCATCATTTGCTTTTTGTTCTGCAACAGCATTACGGATTTCTTCTAGCATTGCTTGTTCTAGTGTCATTGTTCCCGCCTCCACAACATTTGACCATACGCTTTGTATAACTCACTTTGTATTGTTTGTATGGCTTCATCTATAGCAGGATTAGTATATTCAATATTGTCCACATAGTCTTTTGTTATTTGCATTGAAACCTTGATGGATTCAATACGTATGTCATCATGATATGCATCTGCTTGAAGTACTGTATCATGATTCTCCCATTCCTTGACTGCTTGTTGTAACTCAACAACTTCACTAAATTCCACATAACAATAACCATTCTCATTAACATTAGTGCAGTGAAGTTGATATTCTCCACATGGGAGTAGTGCATCTGTTTCTTTGATGTTCACATTGAATCGTTTACCTTGATTATCCTTACAGACTGCATAAGGAAATCCTTTGTTGGTACGTTTGATTTCTATGAGGTTTACTCTGATGGTTTCATCTTTTTCAAGACGAAGCCAACCTTTGTAGAGCTTCATTGTTTACCACGCCCCAACAGTTCTGTTACTTCTTCCATCCTGCTTTTCAGGAATAAGTAATCCTCGTATTCCCTCTTTCCTAACAAGAAACCATTATATCCTGCTTTATTGCCTTTTTTAATTTCAGTAATCATTCCCTTTTCACCTTTTCATCATATAGTCTGAATAGGTATTTGAGTAATAACCTTTTATGTTCTAATTCCTTTTTATACAAGCTTATTTGCCTATCAAAAGATATTATTGCTTCTTTTTCTTTTGCAAGTTCTATTCTTGCACGTTCTTCCTTTTCCTTGACAGTCTTGTACTCCATGTATTCATCTGAATACTTGAGTTGTAACA